CGCGCGACGACTCGCCGCCGCCGACCGCGCCCACCGGCGCCCGCTTGTCGTTGGCGAGCACGTCGAAACCATCGGTGGCGGTGAGCGTGCAATCCGAGTAACCGTCCCCCTTGAAGTAGCCGGGCAGCCACGAGTCGGCGAAACCGCGCCACACGTTGTAGGTGATGCCCGCCCAGGTGGCGCGCAGCCTGACCACGCGCATCGGCTCGACCTGGGTGACGCCGGCGGCCACATAGGGCCCGGACAGGTTCGTCGGGTCGAACCGGCGGTCGGTGTTGTTGAGGGTGGCCTCGAGCTGGCCCGCCTCGTAGCGCACCAGCGGCCCGCCGAGCCGGCTGGACGTGCGGTTGGTCGACACGGCTTGCAGGAACGTGGTGATGTCGGTGAGCAGGCCATCCGGGGCCAGCTTGGCCGTGTCGAGCAGGCCGCGGGCCGGGTCGTCGAGGAATAGGTAGTCGGCGGTGAGCGGCCCGGCGGTGAAACCGACCTCGAAGGTCAGTTGCGGCATGGCCGCCATCTAAACCACCTTGATCCGTAGGCCGCCGTTGCGCTGCGCATACCGCTGGAGCGCGGCCACGAGGCCGTGGACGTCCTGCACGCCGTGCAGGTGCACGCCGCCGTTGATGGTGATTCCTCCGCCGCCGCTGCTGGTCGGGGCGGGCACCCGTGGCACGATTCGTCCAGGTCGGTCGGGGACGAACAGCTCGGGCCGGCGCTCGCCGACGACGAAGGCGCCGCCGGGCCAGACCGGGCCGCCGTGCTGGCGGGTCCGCTCGCCGATACGGACTCCCGCGCCGCCGATGATTCTGGTCTGCACGGTGACATAAACGGTGCGGTTCTGCAGGCTATTCAGGCTGGACCGGGCCGTGGCCAGAGCGGCCTGCAATTGCGCGATGTTGGCTTGGATCTGGGCGCGCCGCGCCTTGGTCAGGTCCGGGTCGCGGAGCTGCTTTTTGGCGGTGGTCAGCTTGCTGGATAGATCGCGGATGTCCCCCTTTAGCTTGGCGATCTTGGGCGCGTTGCGAAGGGTCTTGTCCCACTCGTCGACCTTGCCGATGGCCGCGTCGAAGGTGTCGTCGACGCTCGACCGGAAGCGGTCGAACGCCTTAGCGGCGCCCTTCAGTTTGGGCCCGACGCCGGGTATCCAGCCGAAGGCCGCCGCGGCGCCGTGCACCATGACCCCGACCCAGTTCAGGTAGGTGTCGACGATGAATTTGAACACCTGCAAGAAGATTTTGGCGAACGCTAGAGCGCCGATCGCGACCGCGCGCCACACCCCGTTAACGATGTTGCGGAAGGTCTCGGACTTCTTGTAGGCGACGACGAGGGCGATCCCCACGGCGGCGACGGCGAGCACCGCGAGGCCCATCGGTCCCATCGCCGCATTGATCAGCCACATGCCGGCCGCCACGGCCTTCGTCGCGGCCGACGTCGCCAGCATCGCCGTCTTGTGCAGCGTCCACGACGCGGCGGCCTTGATGTTCGCCACCGAGACGATCGACAGCACCGTGGAGATGGTGTCCAGGGCCACAACGCCGGCCATCAGCCCGGCGCCGAAGGGGCCGCCGATGAAGTTGGTCAGCAGGGAAAGCCCGTTGTGGGCCTTGTCGACCCGGAACCCGACGTCCTTCTCCAGTGCCCGGCCGAACTTGGAAAACCCGGCGCCCATTTTCCGGTTCGAGCCGTTGACCTTGGTGGCGAGCCGGTCGGAGGAGGTGCCGATGTTGTCGAAGGTCCTCGAGGCCTTGTCCCTAGCGAGAACGTCGAAGGTTAGCGTCTTGTCCATCGCTTGCGGTCGCCTCCCTGATCACGTCGTCGTAGGTGGCAAGGGTTTTCCAGTCCAGGCGGTCCAGGTGGTGCAGCGGGATGCCGGTCGCCACGCTCAGGCCGACAAGTCGTCGGGTGAGGGTGCCGGCCCGGTAGGGTCCACACGCTCCTCCTCGTCGATCGTCTCGGCGTCGTCGATCGACTCCAGCCATGCGTTGAAGTCGGCGGCCTCCCTCCCGGCCCGGTGCAGAGACAGCCACGACAGGTAGTAGTGGGCCTCCAGCTTGTTCTGCGGGGTGATCCCGCCGAAGTGTTGCTCCGTCATCACCTGGGCCTTGGGGCTGGCGATGATCTCCTCGGTGCGCCCGTCGCTGTAAACAACGTGGATCTTGACGACGGCCATCGGTCACCCTCCCTGGTCGTCGTGGTGCCTGCATAGGACATTGCAGCGATGCGGCAGCACAAAGGTGGCCATCTCTCGCCCTCCCTAGCCGGTGAGCGCGCGCTCGACGTTGTGCATCGCCTGCAGGAGCTCCTTGCGGACCTTCGGCGCGTCCTTCTCCAGTGGCTCATCCCAGAATCGCGGCTTCACCGCCTGGTCGAACCAGAAACCCGCGTCGCCGAAGAGCATGTGCCGCAGCCGGCCGCGGTTGAGCGCCGCGAGCTCGCGGGGGCTGCCGCCCGGCGTGAAAGCCGACCCGACCAGGCGCACGCCGGGGTTGGTGCCGGCGCCGCGCTTGCGGACCTTCACCTTTAGCCCGAGCACGGCGGCGTATCCGTTGGGCAGGTACTTGGGCGGGGCCTTCACCACGTCGGCCGCCATCGGCTTCGCCCGCCGGTTGATGGCCTTGTACAGCTCTTTGCGCAGGTCGGTGCGGCCGGCCTGCCGCAGGTCGCGGGCCAGCGCGGCGAACTGCTCGCCTCCGGTGATCGTCAGGTCCATGATCCTGGTCTAGCTCGTCGGGTAGGTGATCCCGGCCGGCGAGGCGTTGCGGAAAACCGCATTCATCACCGACATCTCGCCGACGTCCCCGTCCAGCGGGCTGTAGGTGAACAGCAGCGCCGACATGACGATGCCTGGGTTTGTCGCGGACCGGGCGGCGCTGGTCGCCCGCACCTCCACCGTGAACGGCGTCACCGAGGAGATCAGCGGCTGCAGGGTGGCATGGACCTTCGCGGCGGCGAAGTCCTGAAAGAAGCCGATGGTGATGGTCCCGTCACCCAGGCCCTTGGCGACGACCTTATTCGTGGCGCCGAACGCGGTGGCGTCCTTCTCCTCCCGCATATCCTCGATGGTGACGTGGTTGCCGTGGTCGGACAGCGTTACCCCGTTGATCGAGATGAACGCGTCAGTGAGCGTAAAAACGGCCATCGCTCAGCCCTTCTTCTTCGGTGTTGGCGTGGAGTCGACGCGTTCGATGTGGCCGCCCGAGATCAGCGCGGCCTCGTTCTCTTTCAGCAGGGCCGCCTCGAAGGTCTGGCCCTGCGCCACGGCGTAGTTGGCGGACAGCACCCGGTAGGTGCGGGGGACGAGCTCGATCAGGCCCGAGTCGAGCCAGTCCTTCTCTTCGGTGGCGGTGAACTCGCGCTCGAACACACCCTCGTCGAAGGCACCCGCCGCGGCCGGGGTCAGCGCCCGGTATGTGTTCGCCATCACGGTGCCTGCAGCTTGACCGGCTCGACGGTGAGGTTGGCCACCGCGTCGTAAGTGATCTGGCACAGTCCGGTGGTCGGGTCCTTGAACAGCGCCGAGATCGGCCCGACCCGCTTGCGGCCGGTGGTCGCCGGAACGTTGATCACCGGGCTGGTGTAGACCACACCCGGATAGGTCGACGCGGCGGCCGGAATCGCAAGGGTGACGTTGCGGGCGGCGGCGTTGGTGTTCACCAGCTCGAGGAAGATGTTGTCGCCGCACTCGCAGGCGTCGCCGCCGGCGTTCGCGGCTTGCGGGTTGGGCGTCACCCCGGCCCGGCTGACCTGCGTGGTTACCAAGGTTGCCATTGGTCAGACTCCCGTTCCCCTGATGTCGAGGGTGAGCGTCGCGGCCTGGTAGTCGGTGCCGGCGATGGCCACGACGTCGAAGGTCCAGCCGGTGCCGCGGACGGTCGAGAACGCCGAATACGTGCCGGACTCGATTACCTGTTTGAACGAGCGCGCGCCGGTCCCGTTGACGTAGAGCGCGAGCCGGTCGCGGGTGGCCCGCACCGACACCTTGCCTTCGACGACGCGCACCGGGAGGCTGAGCCGGTCCAGGCCGCGGGCGAAGGCCTCGTCGAAGCCGTATTCATCCGGGTAGCCGATGATCACCGCGGGGGGCTCGATCCGGTCCGGCGGGTAACGGAACACGTTCAGGTCGGCGATGGTGTCGAGCCGGTCGCCGATCTGATCCATGACGGTGGCGAGGTTCATCTCTGCACCATCCAGAACAGCAGCGGGTAGAGCGGGGTCACCAGTGCGATCACCGCGCCGAGGGTGAACCGCCGCGAGCTGCGTTGCTCGGCGGCCTGCCGCTGGTGCTCCCGCTCGTGCTCCTCCAGGTCATGCCCGAGCCGGGCCACCTCCGTGCGCAGGCCGTTGATCCCGCGCGAGCCGTGCTCGTCGAGGCCGTCGACCCGGCGGGCCAGCGCGTCGACGCGGCGGTTCATCTCG